AAAAGAGGAATCATTTGAAAAAGGAAACGTATACTAAAATTTACGAACAGATTTCAAAGAAGATACGTCAGTCGGTAGATTTAGGCCATAAATATTTGTTTTGTCAGATACCTTCTTTTGTTATGGGTTACCCTCATTTTAACAGAGCAAAAGCGCTACAGTATATAAAACGACAATTTGAAATAGGTGGATTTACAGTCCAGATTATAGGCGAATACGAACTATGTATTTCATGGAAACCGAATAAAAAATCACGAAAAAATGAACAACACGAACATCCAGAAGACACAGAGGATTTTCCCACACTCGTAAACCTTAAAAAAGCAGCAAATAAATACAGGGGGAAATAATTGATGCGTGAGACTTGAAGTTTAAATATGTAAATATACTACAAATATGAGCGACCCTTTAAATATACTCGTCGAGGCAAAACGTGAATATATAGGTCAATTATGTTTACTTATGTGTCCAGTTATGATCGAAACGTTTGAAACAATGTATGAGGAAGCATACAAACTTACAAAAGGTCGAAAAGTTCTTGTCATGTACCAAAAACTTCTGAAAGAGGTTCCAAATTGGAGTGATGCCATGTCAAAACAACACACGGATAATATATCCAATAGGTGTGCGTGGTTTAACGATCTGTTAGCTGCTGTTTTTGTAAGTTGTGTTAAAATTTTATCCGCGGTTCGATTGAATAAAGATAATAAGAAAATTTCATTGAAACTTCCAACGAATGAAGTTTTCATTCAAACGTGTTATAACAACGCCGCCAAGGATTTGTATAGAGACCCATACATTTATCATGAAACGCAAAACGAACATACAAGAAACGATAAATTATACGAGCGTTTTTGTATATGTATCGAAACATCCGTAAAAGAACTCATACCCGTACAACAGATTTTACAAACGTATATGTCTCAAACACAGGAAGGTCAGGATTTGGATGTTGGTGAAGCTGAAGTTGGTGACTCTGAAGACCCCGACCTGATCGATGGGTATGAAGAGGAAACGTCAGAAGAGCCATTCGATGCCGAACCTCCAATGGAACCTCCAATGGAACCTCCAATGGAACAGGTAATGGAACCGGAACAAACTTCACCATTCGAAAACGAATTTCGAACTATTGATACGAAGCAGCCACAGCAGCCACAGCAGCCACAGCAGCCACAGCAGCCACAACAGCCAGAAGAAGAAGATGAAGGAGTTTTGTTTCCAGACGCATCCGAAACCCGTGCAAAAAAAGTTGGCTACTATTAAATGGAGTTCGAAGACTATTTAAGAGACCCCGCGTGGGCCGGAATTATCGCCGGTTTTATAACCGCAGGATACATACACTTTAAAGCAAAGATCAACAACGAAGGTAAGCTTCCCGTAAGTGCATACACAAAACCAGCTGCACTTATAGCAATTTTAGTATTTTTTATTGTTACTAACGGACTAGGTAAGAAAGAGACCATATCAACGGAACCATTTTAATTTTCTGACTTAAAGATAATATACATATTTACAGTATAATATGACTTCCGTGACCGCATTCAATGATATGATGGGTCAATTTCTTGTGGAATTACACAAGACATTTCCAGAAGAAAAAGGCTTAAAAAAGTGTTTATCGGCTTTCGATTTAATGAAAGCTTCAAACCCACGTTTAGTTGTAGACGGGTTTATGCAGGGTGTTACCCCGTATGCCGATAAGATTTCGTCCAAAGACGAATCATTTTTTATTGAAGAATCTAAGAATTTAGATTTTATGAAAGGTGTAAACCTCGAAAAACATTGGGGAAGTGCTTCCGAGAATACAAAAGGTGCAATTTGGCAATATGTTCAGACGCTCTACATGCTCGGTACAACCATTAGTTCGATCCCAGAAGACACACTTTCCATGATTGAGACAGTTGCAAAACAGTGTGCAGATAAAATGGGTGAAGATGGAAGTGAACTCGATGAAGCCGCGTTGATGAAAACCATGCAGAGTATGTTGGGTGGTATGATGAAAAAATAAACTCACTATATATAAATGACATCTTGGTTTGAAGATCCAAAACAATTGGTTCGAGTAGACAAAGTTCACGAATTTTGGCCGTCAAAGACACAATCTTCAGCAGACCGTGTTAACGCGACTGCTCGTTTTATCATTTATGCAACGTGTTTAATATACCTCATACGACGTGATCCACGTATATTCGTTTTAGGTGCAACCGCACTCGGTGTTCTTTATATAATGGAAAAATCTAATATGGTGAAAGAAGGTGTTATACGACCAACAAATGTATACAATAATGTGGGTAAAGAATGTTCCATGCCAACAAAAGACAATCCTATGGGAAATGTTCTCATGTCGGATTATGTAGATAGACCAGACAGACCCCAGTCGTGTCATTACCCAACCGTAAAAACCCCAGTAAACAATTTTCTAACAGGTGACATAAAATATGGACCATCTCGTTCGCGTTCATCTATGCCCGAATATCAAAGAAACGCACTATCGAGACAGTTTGTAAGTATGCCAGATACTTCCATCGGTGGTACACCATATTATGAATTTATCCACGGTAAAAGAGATAATACGTGTCGCCAAGACCCACGATTATGTAATCCAGACGCGAGAGGGGTTCAACTTGAGGCGTTTGCGGGACTTGATCCAAACGGTGATAAAAGAAGTGGTATGCATAGAGGTTCTGGGTTAGGACCTTAATTTTAAACAATTTAATAATAAAGTAGTAGATACTCGATTTCCATAAACAAAATCTTTTGTAATAATAAATGGCGTATCAACTCCAACCAGGAATGAAAGTGGTTCAAGATCACGCGGTTCCCGTCGTTTGTGCGACCGAAGAAGTTTTTGTATATCCTCAGCCCAGTACCCTTAACTATACATCACATAGACCAAATACCATGTTATATGGTACTGCACCATACATGGCGGGTAAAGGTTCCCCAGCACAATTTATTAATACATCTGATGAACTCAGACCACAAAGTACATCTCGTTTCAACAAGGTTTTAGCGAAGACTTACGAAAGAAACTTCCACCCACTCCAAAATGTTGAGTGTAAATTACCACTTAGAACACAAACATATGAACCATCGAGTACCAGAGCTGAAATGCAAAATGGATTGTTTCAGCAAAGATACCTCAATAAAAATCTCGCTAAGAAATAAGAATGGCTGATCCTATATCTATAATGGCTATAGCCGGTTTAGTTTATGCCGGTAGAAAATTAAGTCAACCAGACGAAAAATATACAGTAGAAGGTAATGAAATAGAAGAACCCGAAATCGTTTCGGAATTTTCGGATAGAGATGTCTCTATACAATCTGAGTATTTGGGACCTTTATCACCATTAGTAGAACCATCATACAATTCAAAACAAGAAATGGGGTCGTTTGCTCAAATTTCTCCACAACAACGATCTTCGGGTGGTGAAGTTTTATCTATGAGAAATCGAATGTATGACGCGGGGCGAATGAATAATCTTTCACCAATTGAAAAACAACTTGTCGGACCAGGTTTGGGTGTTGGACCAGAAGTTCCTGCATTTGGAGGTCATCAACAGTTGTTCCGTGTTAACCCAGATAATGTTGGTGCGTATCGCTTAACGACTTTACCTGGTAGGTCGGGTCCAGCCTTTGATGCGAAGGGTGGTAGACGTGGTATTGTCGGTGAAGTTGCACACAATAGACCAGAAAAGACAGCCTTTTTACATGGTCGTCTTCCTCCAGTTGCAGGCAGAGCACAGGGCATGACTGGTAGAACGCCAAGAGCGGAACACGAACGTACAAAGAAAACAACGAATAGATCCGAAACGGGTTCGAGAACTGATACATTAAACTTTGCATCTGCAAAGAGAACCGTTTCCGCACTTACACGTGCTCAAGAACCAACACGAAATAAAGCCGATGGTGCTATAGAACAGTATCAATATAACAATCAACCAGCCCCAGGTATATCAAGTTTTGTAGGTGGATACTTGAATACCCCGGCGACTAAGATAGGTGAAAAGAGAACATACGGTTCCGCATACACAGCCGAAGAACTTACGAAATATGGTTTCAGACCAGACGATCGTCGAGGTAAACCAAATAGAGCCGCGGGTCCAGGGCGGATGAACGTTCGCGCCGATGCACTTAACCAAGGGGGTATGGTCACAAGTGTTCGTTCCGATACAACGAGAATTGACGGTCGAGTAAATGCTGCGAATGGTGCTTGGACACAACAATATAGAAATAACGATTATCATAAATTCAATGCTTATAAAGGTCACGAAAATCCAAACGCTACAAATATGAGTTTGGATACAGCTAGAAGACAGCTTTCAAGTAACCCATTAGTTCATAGTCTTTCTTAAATAAATAGAAATTGAGACATACACTCATTAAAATATTGTTCATATATTTTAATGAAGGTACACACCTTAGATATAGATAGTGGTGAACGAGATCCTGTTTTGTACCCAAACCCAGGTGATTATGTTGTCCACTTAATAAACCCAATTTATGACGTGACTAAAATTTCATTGATATCAGCACGTATTCATAATAGTCAGTACCTCATACACTCCAGAAACAATAAATTTGATATAAATGGTGAAACGGTTACTATACCGATAGGAAACTATAGTGGTAATGATTTAGCCGCGGCGATTAATGCCAACTGTGACATAATTACATCTGCTACGTTTGATAAACAAACAAATGCTATAACGTTTACGGGGTCGAGTGATTTTACGTTTGAGTTTTACGGGGGTACAAATGGGTACACTGTTGGTACAAATGGGTACACTACACCTC